TCTGGTAAAGTTACCGGTGAATACTCTTATACACCATTACATGAATTAGCGCAAAAGAAACAACAATATATGCGTGAGAATAACATCAAGCCGGGTGATCAAGCCTGGTTTAGGTTAATGTTTGCAAAAACACATCTTACCGGTGAAGACCCATTTTCTAAAAACTAGTAGTTATTGCGATAAATAAGTTATGGCAACAAATAACTCAGCACCGTCTCTTATAAAAAATCCCTATACTAAGACGAAATTCAAAAACAATAAAGAATTACAAGACTTTATAAAGTGCTGCGATCCAGACACTGGTTATCTATACTTCATGGATAACTTCTTTATGATACAACATCCTACAAAAGGTAGTATGGTATATCATCCTTATGGTTATCAAAAACGATTAATCAATACATATCATAATTATAGATTTAGTATCAGTTTGATGCCGCGGCAATCAGGTAAATCAACAAGTGCAGCGGGTTATTTACTCTGGTATGCTATGTTTGTACCAGACAGTACGATTCTTATCGCAGCACACAAGTATACCGGCGCACAGGAAATTATGCAAAGGGTGAGATACGCATATGAAAACTGCCCAGATTACATTAAAGCAGGTGCTACAACTTACAACAAGGGTAATTTAGACTTTGAAAATGGAAGTCGCATTGTAAGTGCAACTACTACTGAAAATACAGGTCGTGGTATGAGTATTACATTACTATACCTAGATGAGTTTGCATTCGTTAGACCAAGTATCGCTAAAGAATTCTGGACTGCTATTACACCAACATTGTCAACTGGTGGTAAAGCAATTATCACTAGCACCCCAAATAGTGATGAAGATCAGTTTGCTTTTATTTGGAAAGGGGCTAACAAAACCGAAGATGAATTTGGAAATACAACTGATTTGGGTGTTAATGGATTCAAAGCATACAGATCATCATGGGATGAACAACCTGGTAGGGATCAAAAGTGGGCTGATGAAATTAAAGCACAATTAGGTGAAGATAGATTCCGCCGAGAAATCGGTTGCGAATTTATTATTGCTGATGAAACACTTATTAATCCTAGTACATTGATTGATTTACAAGGTATAGAACCAATTACAAGAATGGGACAAGTTCGTTGGTATCAGAAACCAGTGAAGGGAAATATCTATACAGTAGCATTAGACCCGAGTATTGGTACAGGTAATGACCCGGCAGCAATACAAATATTTGAAGCAAATACCGTCACGCAAATCGGTGAATGGAAACACAACAAAACTGATATCCCAACACAGATTAAACTAATGGCACAAATCAACAAGTATATTGTTGAATGCACAAGTGAACCAAATAATGTCTATTATAGTGTAGAAAATAACAGCATCGGCGAAGCAGCATTAGTATCATTAAACGAATATGGGGAAAATAACATTCCCGGAACATTTATCAGTGAACCCGGAAAAAAACGTAAGGGCTTTAATACTACACAAAAAAGTAAATTAACCGCTTGTGCTAAGTTTAAAACATTAATAGAAAGCAAGAAATTAACCATAAATAGTCGTAGTCTTGTCAGTGAATTGAAAGCATTTGTAGCACATGCAGGTAGTTATGCTGCTAAGATTGGAGACACAGACGATTTAGTTATGGCCAGCTTACTAAGTGTCAGAATGATTCAAGAACTTGGTTCATATCACTTTGAGTTAGATAGCTATGTCAGAGACCACGAAGAATTCGTTGCTCCGTTGCCCTTCTTTGCCGTGCTTAGTTGAGATTAAGATAAATACTCTATTAGAAAACTACCAAATGCCAACAAATACAGAATCATTAAACCGAGAACTGTTTAGATTACTATCTAAATACAAACCAAAACCATTGGATGCTGAAGGTAAATCTACCCCTATTCCTGATGAAGCAGATATTTTCAAGTTTGAATTCACCAAAGACGGGGAAGATTACGGAACTGTTTATGTTACTTTAGATGAAGATAGAGTATTAACTGTGTATTTTGGTGATGACGTAGCCGATAGTCCCGACGAAAAAACACCCAAATTAGATTACGATGACACATGGACTGGACTACTACATCAATTAAGTGCTTGGAGAATGACCAAAGGACTTAAGGGATTTGATACACAAAACAAAGACCGTGTTGGAGATGACATGGCAAGAAGGAACCATATGAGAAACAAAGATAAAATAGCAGAAGGTTACTACGCTACCGGCAAGAAGTCAAGCTACAGTGATGCTGTACCTAGCGTAAAGATTGTGATTGAACATAGCCGTGTTATTGAAGAAGGTGAACAACGCTATCGCAACATAAATAGAATTTTCCTAGAGAATCAAGCAGGTGAACGCTATTTACTTGATACCAAGAAGCCTGGCATTGCCCGTGTCTATGCTAGACATATTGCTGAGGGCGGTAAAGTCAATGATGACCGTTGGAGTCACATTGGTAGTCTTTGTGAAGAATATCAAAAGATGGCTGGATTTGTTCGTGCTACACGTAATGGTCAATTCAACGAATCAGCACAGTCATTAGTTAATGAAGGTATTGCACACTACGCAAGTCTACGTGAATCATTAAGCCGTATGACTGGCAAGCGTGGTTATAATGCATACTTTGAAAGTTGGACACCATCATTGATGGAAGATGGAACTGAAGAAAACAATCTAAATGAATTGTTTGTTCAAGAGACATTAGACCCAAGAATTGAAAGTGTAATGCCAATATTGAATAGAATACACAAAAAGGTAGCTGAATCAGTTATTGACAAAGAATTGAATAAGTTAGCAGAGTGGGCTGATAGTTTAGTTGAAGAAGAAAGTTTAACAAGTAATAATCCAATTGGTATTCCTGAAAGTGAAACTCCTACCCATAAAGGTGGTGCAGTTAGTAGTAAAAATGGGGTGACTCAACATAAATCAGGTCCCGGTGTATACGGTGGATATGATGCTAATAGACATCCTGATAGTCCTGAAGAAAAACATGTTGGTAGTCGCGGAGCAAAAACAGGACATCGTACAGATAAAGTTGTAAAACATAAAGAAGTTGACGAAAGCGCATTGCAAGCATATTTAGGTGACAAGAAGTATGGTGAAAAAGGTATGGATGCATTACGTGCCGCAGGTCGTAAACATGCTAGCAAAACAAAAATGCAAAACATTCGTGCTAAATTTAGTCATAAAGAAAAAGAAGTTGACGAACAGGCACCTGGATGGGCGCGCCACTTGGGCGGTGCAGCACTTGGTGCTGCGACGGGCGCGGGTGGTGCGTTTGCAGGTGCACCTCTTGGACCACTTGGTATGGCCGCCGGGGGTGCTTTAGCCGGAGCCAACGGGTATGACCTAGGCATGAAAGGGGTTGATGCAGTTTGGGATAAATTTTCAGGTAAAAAACCTGACGCACCTTTGTTGCATCAGACAAAAGATGCGTTTGGACGAGAACAAACCGCTGCAGGAAATGATGTGGCGGAGGGGCATCAAGTCGTGCCAGGCATTGATCGTGAAAAATACACAGAGCGTCCAGGATTAGAAGGCCCGTTTAGTACCAAATCTGGCAAGGTTGTTTACTACGACAAGCAAGAAGGCAAGTACTACGATCCTGGTACTGATTTCTATATTAGCCATGATGACTATCAAGCTATGAACGAGCAAGGTGTGGCGGAAGGAATGAATAACTGGGCATTGAAAGATAAGCATACGCAAATACCAATTCCACGGCCGCCTGGAAAGAATAATTGGTCCAAGAAAGATATTCATAATAGAGCGTATGACTTCCCCCCTACTAATTATGACAAGAATGGAAGGGACATGTACGGCCAGATGAAGCCAGAATTGACATCACAGACGGAAGGCACCGGTTCATCTATTGAAAGAATTTTAGCAGCACACCCCGAAGCAGTTGAAAACTTCAAACAAGGTGGAGATTTGGATTATGATTTAGAATCCGATCTATGGGAGTACTATTTTAATAACGGTGAAATTCGCAATTACGATGCTGATGCAAGTGAATTCATTTCACAAAGACTTGCAGATGAATTAGGATTGAGTGAAGGATTAGATGCTAACCAAAAGCGTGTAGGTCAATTAGGCCCAACCGAGAAAGTTAAAAACAATAACATCGGTAAACTAGTTGGTGCTAATGAAAATTTCATCAATACAGTTGACCAAGCTGTTGTATCTGAAGAAGATGAAATGGCTGAAAGTATTCTTAGTGCAATTAAAAAAGTAGGTAAAAAAGTTCTTGATACAGTAGCACCCGGTGATGAAGAATTACTAAAACAACTTGATAAAGATGTTCATGGTGGCAAGGTTCCAAACAGATATAACTCTGATGCAGAATCTGCTAAAAAATATCCAGCTGATAGTCGGAAAGTAAAAGTGGATGAATCCAGTGATGAATTGGCACGTATCCTAACGATTATGAATCACAGAAGATAAGGGTAAATTGCTTATCAAAAACCTCACTTAAAATGTGAGGTTTGCCATAACTGGGATAAATATACTTGACAGGAGAAGAAAGTATTGTTATACTTACTCATCGTGTTAGTTACTTCATGGTGAAGTAGCGAATAAAAAACGAGTCCATCTCAATTTATAAGGAAATATTATTATGGCATCACTAGCAGAAATGCGCGCCCGTATTGCAGCGCAAGAAAACAAAACAAGCAATAAGGGTTCTAACACCCAATCAGACAACTCAGTCTACCCCCACTGGAACATGGATGAAGGAACTACTGTTTCACTTCGGTTTGCACCTGACGGAGATCCTAATAATGAGTTTTTCTGGAAAGAAAAACAAATTATTAAACTTCCATTCAATGGAGTTAAAGGTCAGCCTGATATGAAGAAGGTTGATGTACAAGTTCCATGTATGGAAATGTATGGTGACAGTTGCCCAATCTTAGCAGAAGTTCGTCCTTGGTATAAGGATGAGACATTGAAAGAAATGGCTAACAAGTATTGGAAGAAACGTAGTTATTTGTTTCAGGGTTTTGTTCGTCAAAACCCAATTGGTTCAGATACAACTCCGGCGAATCCTATTCGTAGATTCATTATCAGTCCACAAATTATTCCAATCATTAAGAGTGGTTTGATGGATCCAGAAATCTTAGAACTACCAACTGACTATCTTAAAGGTCTTGATTTTACAATTAAGAAAACTAGCAAAGGTGGTTATGCTGATTACTCAACTAGTAATTGGTCTCGCCGTGAATCAGCATTGACTGAGGCAGAACAAGCAGCAATTGAAGCACATGGATTATTTAATCTTGCTGACTTCTTGCCTAAGAAGCCTTCAGAAGCTGAATTGCGTATCATCAAAGAAATGTTTGAAGCAAGTACTGAAGGTCAGCCATATGATCCAGCACGTTGGGGTCAGTACTATCGCCCATGGGGAGTTGACGCTCCTGCAGGTTCAACTACACAACCAGCTACTACAGCAGCAAGAGTTGCACCAGTTGCAGCTTCTAGTCTACCCGCTTGGGAAGATGATGTTAGTGCAGCAGAGGAATCTTTTGTAAGTTCTCCCGTAGTTGTGCCAAAAGCAAATGTATCAAGTGATAAAGCACAAGACATTTTGGCAATGATTCGTTCTAGGCAAAAGTCTTAATCTAGTATAGGGGCTCAGGCCCTTATCTTAGGAGAATAATATGACCATGCCAGATGAAAGATTTCGTGCCTTGAAGCAAGGTAAAAAATTATTAGAGGAATTGTGCGATCCTGGTCGTACTCCACGAGTACCTAGTTTAGTTAGAGATAGGGCAAGAGGAGTATTACGACATTACCCAAGTGATTATGATTTGGAAAGGATGGCAGATCAATGTCCCGATCTACTTGATAAAGTATCGTTTAATGATAGAATATATCTTAACGGTACACTTAACCGATAACAACAGAAAGAGAGAATATCAATGGCTAAGCCCTTCGATGTATCAAAATTTAGGAAAGAAATTACTAAGTCTATTGAAGGACTTAGTATAGGATATAACGACCCAACTGATTGGGTTAGTACAGGAAATTATGGACTTAACTATCTCATTAGTGGTGATTTTAATAAAGGCGTACCTCTTGGTAAAGTTACTGTCTTTGCCGGAGAATCTGGATCAGGAAAAAGTTTCATCTGCTCCGGAAATCTCGTTAGACACGCACAACAACAAGGCATCTACATAGTACTAATTGATAGCGAAAACGCATTAGATGAA